CAAAGTGGAACAGCATCATCAGCGAAATTACAGACGGCGCGGTTCTCGCTAACGACCATCAAAACGCATTTGAGCTGGCAAGCGAATGAATATTTTCCTGCTGCCATATCCTCCTTCAGTCAATACGTTATGGCGCCACAAAGGTAATCGCACATACAAAACCAAAAAGTACACCGAGTGGATCACGGATGCAGGACGGCATCTCGCTCAACAGGACAAGCCCAAGACTTTTGCACACCCGGTGAAAATTGAAATTGCTGTAGGCCGCCCTGATAAACGGCGACGTGACATCGATAACCTCACCAAAAGTGTGCTTGATATTTTATGTCACCACAAAATTCTCGAGGATGACCACTGGGTGCATCGCCTGGATATTTACTGGTCCGAGAACGTGGTTGGCTGCCAGGTCATTATTAAAGATTTAGCGGGGCAGGTGCAGGGCGATATTTAAAATCGAACTCCTCGGTTTGGCTCTGTATTTGTCCCGCCCCGAGGAGTTCAAACCGAGGAGACGAAAAATGGTGTTATCGTTGAAAGATGTTGTGGTTGGCCAGACTATATTGCCGCCGCGCATTTTAATTTATGGAAGACCCGGTGTCGGCAAAACGACTTTTGCCAGCAAGTCCAGAAACCCTATTTTCATTCAGACTGAAGACGGCGCGGATGTTGCCGGCGCGGCACGGTTTCCGAAAGCCGAGAGCTTTGAGGAAATCAACGAAGCGATCGATACGCTGATTGCCGAGAAGCATGGGCACGGCACGGTTGTGATCGATACCCTGGATTGGCTCGCGCCTCTTATATATAGAAAGACCGTCGAGGAAGGAAAAACCAACCCCAATTATAAAACCAAAAATCTCATGCAGATCGAGGACTTTGGCTATGGCAAGGGCTACGAATATGCGGATGGCCATTTTCGTGCGGTGTTTGATAAGCTGAACATTCTTCGCAGCAAAAAGGGCATGGCAATCATCATGCTGGCGCACAGCGAGCTCAAGCGTTACGAAGATCCGGCATCCGAGGGCTATGACAGATGGATGCCCAAGCTGCAGAAAAAGGCAGCCGCGACCTGCATGGAATATTCCGACATCGTCGGATTCGCCAATTATTTTACATCGATGAAGAGTGTCGATAAGGGGTTCGGTCAAACCAAAAACATTGCAATCGGAGACGGCTCAAGAGTTCTCTATACGCAAGAGAAACCCAGTTTTATTGCCAAGAGCCGTTACGATATTCCAGCCGAGCTGGAGTTTGAATGGTCGGTTCTAGCAAATGCCATATCACCTAAACCCAAGAAGGAGAAAAAAAATGGTAATTCTTAACCACAATGTTGATCCTAATGACATTAGCAGCGGTGATTGGCCGCTGTTAACGGACGGCGATTACCCGGCGGCTATTGTCGGGGCTGAAGCCAAACAGAGCAAGGCTGGCGATACGTACCTGCAAATTCAATTTGATTTAGGCACCGGCGGCCATCTTTGGCAGAACTTTAATCTGTGGCACTCGACATCAGAGAAGGCCGTTCAGATAGCCAAACAGGAGCTTAACGAGATGGGCGTGGCCCTGGGCATCCCGAGGATCGGTGATACTGATGAACTAATTGGTAAGCGCCTTATCCTAAAGGTCGGGACTGAACCAGCCAAAGACGATTGGCCGGCCAAAAATAAAATTGTCGGGTACAAGCCCTTGAATGAAGGGCCGCCATCAGGCCAGCCGGAGCAACCGCCTTCGCAAGTTACCACACAAACTGAGGCTGCCGCCCCGGCTGAACCAACACCTGTCTGGCATACCTAGAAAGTAAACCTAAGGTGGGTGGCCGAAGCCACCCATCTATTTAAAGTGAATTTTAATAGATGATCAAACTAGTTGTTGATGATGAAGACCCGACTCTGGCTGAAGCAGACAAGCGTCTCGAACTTCGCGAAGCGGAAAAACCAAAAAGAAGCTATGCCGGCATCAGCGGCATAGGCGATTGCGAGCGGAAGAATTACTATAGATTCTATGGCGTGCAGAGCGCGCCGTTTAACGCCAAGACACTCAAGAATTTTAGAGACGGCCACCGCACGGAGGAACTGGTTATTGAAGATCTCCGGGGCGTCGATGGCCTGACCATTGTGGACCGCGATCCCGATTCTGGTAAGCAGATCGAGGTCAGCGACTTTGAGGGCCACTTCCAGGGGCATCTCGATTTTGAGGTTCTCGGAATAAAACAGGCGCCCAAAACGTGGCACGTTGGCGAGGTGAAATGTGCCAGCCAGAAAAAGTTCGATAAGTTCAAAAAGATCAAACAAAAGTTTGGCGAAAAGCAGACGCTGTTTAATTGGAACATGACCTATTATGTGCAAGCCCAGCTTTACATGGCCTATAGGGGGCATAAGCGTCACTGGACTGTTGTCGCGTCAGCCGGGGGCCGGGATTGGGCAAGCTGCCGCACCGATTATGATCGTAAACAGGCCGAGTACTACATTAACCGGGCCGAGCGGATAATTTTTAAGCCGTCTATTTTGCCAGACCGAATAGCCGAAAGCCCGGATTATTATATCTGCCGGTGGTGCGAGTTCAAAGATGTTTGCCATAACCAGGCGCCGGTTGTCAGGCACTGCCGCACTTGTGTGTGGGGCGAGGCCGGCGATAAGCGGAGCTGGGACTGCCTCAAACATAACCGGCCCATGACCATAGCCGAGCAAGCGGTGGGCTGCCCGGATCAGCGCTATCGGCCAACATTTGTAGACGGCCAGGTAACCAAAATCGGTGACGATTTTATTGAGTATGAAACTTCTAACGGACCTTGGATTGATCGGGGGAGACATGGGGATAATGAGTGATATGACTGAACGCGAAAACAAGATGCTGTTGGAAGCCGGCAAGAACGGCGGCGAATACCTCGACAATATTAAAAAGTATGACCTGCGATATTTGACCAAGGATCAGTGGGCTCAGTTTTTGCGCAGTGTGATAGGCAAATGGGGCGAGCTTAAATACATGGGGGATTACGCTAAAGGCGAGAAGGACGATCTCGATGACGAGATCCCATTTTGATTGCCGGGACCAAGTGTCCGGCGTGCGGATCGAAGGATACCGAAATGCTTATACAGGCTGGACCCCACAAACAATACGAGTGCCTTTCCTGTTATAAAATCTGGACACGATCTTCCGGCAACGGCGAGCTACGGCATGTTGACCCATACGCACAATGGGGGGCGACAGGCGAAGATGAGTTCTAAAAAAAAAATTTTAAAGTCCTCGATTTATTCTCAGGGGTTGGCGGGTTCTCGTATGGACTACAAGCAACAGGATCTTTTCAGCCAGTCGCTTTTTGTGAACCAAATCGATACTGCCAAGCCATCCTCAAAAAGCACTGGCCTGATATTCCCATATATGAAGACGTTAGAGAGTTAAATGCCCGACGACTCGAAGACGATGCAATTATTCCCGACGTTATCACGGGAGGATTCCCCTGCCAGGACATCTCCGTGGCGGGAAAGCAGGGCGGCATCGAAGCAGAAAGATCAGGACTCTGGGATGAACTCTGCCGACTTATTGGCGACATACGACCGCGCTTCGCAATCGTGGAGAACGTCTCAAACCTGCTTGCTGGCCCTAGCGAACTCAGAGGGGGATGGTTTGGCAAGGTTCTCGGAGACCTGGCCGAGATCGGGTTTGATGCGGAATGGCACTGCATACCATCTTCCTACCTTGGTGGCTGGTCCCGGAGGGACAGAGTCTGGGTACTTGCCTACCCCAACGGCGGTATCAGACTCGAAAGGGAGCCCAAGAAACCGATTTTACGGCAGCGATACATATCGGAGTGTACTGAGAGAGTATCTCCGCGATGGCGCGGGCGATCCAATATACCCCAACCCAAATGTATCGGAGGTTATACTGGGTTATCCAGCAGACTACACGCTATTGGAAACGCAATATCTCCCCAAATCGTTACAGTTATTGGACGAGCAATTATTGAGTCAGGCCGATGAGCCATAGCAGTAAACAAACCGCAATGAAAATTGTAGGGCATAACCTGGACGGTTCCAGGGAAAAAGACGACTTCTATGCTACGCCACATCGAACAACTGAATCGCTACTGTGGGTTGAAAAGTTCAAGGGAGATATCTGGGAGCCGTGTTGCGGGCAAGGGCATATATCCAGGGTGCTTATGGAGCACGGTTACAGTGTCAGATCGACTGATTTAGTAGACCGTGGGTATGGTCAGCCCAGGATAGATTTTTTATTAGAGACTAAACGTTGCGATAATA